CTTGGATATGTCAGTTGCCCAGTTTGAAAATGATACGACTCAGGTCGTTGATCGAAGCAAATGGGGCTTAACTGTGCCAAATGTAGATGCAGCGTTTATGTCCTTGTCGCGGTATGCCAAGAGTGTTCCTGTCCTAGATGACAGGAGAACGATCGCCATTAATATGGCGTTTGATTGGATGACCCGACATTTTGGACCACATATGCAGAATTCTCGCGTGCAAACCTTAGATGAAGTTGTGCCTAAATTGGATATGAGCACATCTCCGGGTTTCCCGTGGACACGGAAATACGCGAAGAAGGTAGACCTACTTGAACAGAGACCGGAATTTCTGGGGTGGGTTGCAGTTGATTGGGATCGCTTGTTAGACCCCAATTATGTTGCCATTTTTGGTTGCTCCCTGAAAGAGGAAGTGCGACCACAGGAGAAATTGGATTTAAATAAACAGCGGACGTTTACCGCTGGTCCAATTGAGATGACCCTGCATGGCAATAGGCTATTTCAAGATATGAACCAAAAGTTCTATGATAGCCACTTGCAGACAGCGAGTGTCGTGGGTTTTAGTACCCAACATTTGGGATGGGACACGCTTTATCGAAAGTTAGCGAGTCACCCAAAAGGTTATGCGACAGATGGAAAAGAGTATGATAGCTCTCTTCGTCGATACCTTATGTGGGGGTGTGCGAAGTTTCGCTGGGAAATGCTACGCTCGGAAGATCAAACTGAAGAGATTAAGATCCGAATTCAGAATTATTACGCCAACCTGATTAATACCATTATCATAACAAGTGAGGGTATTTTTGTCCGCAAGACAACTGGTAATCCCAGTGGTAGCGTAAACACAATTAGCGATAACACGTTGATTTTGTACGTTTTACTAGCCTTTGCGTGGATAATGTTGGCACCCGCCGACATGTGTAATTATAAGTCATTTGATGAGAATGTATCTCTCGCCCTGTGCGGCGATGACAACACATGGACGGTGTCAGAACGAGCGAACGTCTTTTACAATGCTACCACTGTAATTGACGTGTGGAAGACCATAGGTATTACTGGAACGTCAGATACCATGGAACCACGTGCGGCAGAGGAACTTGATTTCCTGTCTGCGCATACAGTCTTCTACAAAGGCTTTGCGATACCTTTGTATGAACGAGAAAAGCTTTTGACCTCATTGCTTTATTCTCGTGAACCTGGGAATCCGTCGTTAACTTTGACGCGTGCGAGCGCCTTCTTGCGAGTTGGCTGGGCCGACGCCGAGTTGCGAAAGTATCTTAAAG